TCTACTCCAAGAAGGAAGCCAAGAAGTTCCTCCTGAAGGTCAACCACGAGAAGGCCAGACTCGGGAAGATCCCCGGCTTCCTGCTGGCAGACAGCCCGCGCTTCGAGGAGTACGCCTGGGAATGGCTGGAAGCGCGCGAGGATCTCGCCAAGGGGACCAAGACCTCTTATGCTTCCAAGCTGCGGAGCCAGCTGATTCCCGAGTTCGGAAACAAGAAGGTCGGGAAGATCACCAGGAAGGACGTGGAACGCTTCCGGGACCGCCTCTACACGCAGGGCGTGAATTTGGGAAACGCCAACCTCATGATCAGTGGCATCCTGGGTGGCATTCTGGAAGCTGCCAGGGAAGGGGATTATCGAGCGGACAACCCAGCGCGAGAGATCTCACTCCGGGAAGTGCCCGAGTCTGAGCCGTACTTGCCTGAGACGGAGGAAATCTGGGACCTGGTGGAAGCGATCGAAGATCGCTTTGAACTGACTATCCTGCTCCAGGCGCTTCTCGGTCTACGCGCTGGGGAGGCCATGGCAGGCGGCACCGAGTGTGTGCGCGGGACCGTCTACAGGGTCTACCGGCAATGGATGACCAGCGGGGAATACGCTCCGCTGAAGCATAAGAAGCCGGGAGAGTACCGGGAAATCCCTATCAGCCCCCGACTCGCGCAGGCCATTGAGGCCCACTGTGAGCAGTTCGGCATCCGCAGCGGGCCGTTTTTTCCGTCACCAAGGGATCCAGAGATTCCCATTAGCCGGTCTACCTACCAGCGGGCGTTTGTCATTGCCCGTATCAAAATCGGTAACGAGGCGCTCGTACCGCATTCGCTTCGCCATTGGTTCGGTACGCACATGAGCCGCCGGACGCACGCGGCAGCGGTGAAAGAGTGGATGGGTCACGAGCGCATTCAAACCACCATAGAGAGGTACTACCACATGATAGATGAGACCATGAGGGAAGGGGCAGCCGCCATCGACGCCGCTTTCCTTGAGAGGAAGGCGCTCACACAGTAGAATCGGCGTACCACACAGACGGAGGACTCTATGGAGTATTACGCGAAAATACAGTGGACGGACGGCGGCACCTGGACCCTCTACTCTCACTTCAGTGAAGAGGGAGTAGAGACGCAGCGAGTCTTAATCACCCCGCATAACATCTTCTGGGCCGACCTCTACACGGAGAGCGGCACCACACTGGAAAAGCGCCGCTTCCACTCCGTGGAGCAGATTCGCAAGGAGTTTCCGAGCGACTGCTCGGCAGAGGAGATCACGCGAAGCGATTTCATCGGGGCGTGGAACAGAGCCCTCATGGAAACGAGCATGTCATAGCAGGTCACACGAGAAACCCGCGCAGCCAGCGCGGGTTTTCTTTTGCCCGAATTAATATCATAAAAGGCGCTTTTCGTACCCTCGAAATTGGGCAGATCAAAGAGGGTACGAGAAGTGACTATCGACGAAGAATTCTTTGACGACGAAGAGACCGACGAGACTGAAGAAGAGCGGCAAGCACGCCTAGATACCGAGGTTGTTCTCGATGAGCTTTCGGCGAAATTCGTCAAACAGCTCATCGATAAGCTAATGCTCCTCGTTGACGAGATTAGCGGCCATCCGCTCTATCCATACCAACGGCCGCTTTCTCGCCGGATCATCGAATCCGTGGTCATCGGCGACGGCGCGACGATTACGGCCTGTTTCGCCCGGCAGTCCGGCAAATCGGAGACCGTAGCGAACACCGTGGCAATGCTGATGATCATTCTTCCGGTGCTGGCGAAAGTCTATCCCGATTTGCTGGGCCGATTCAAAAATGGTCTGTGGGTCGGTGCCTTTGCCCCCGTGGATGACCAGGCGGATACGCTTTTCGGCCGTATCGTCTCCCGGATCACCAGTGAGCGCGCCCTGGCCATTATGCAGGACCCAGACATTAATGACTCCATTAAGGCCAGAGGCAGGACGCTGACGCTTAAGAGCGGCTCCCTGGTGCGCCGTCAGACTTGTCATCCCAGGGCGATCATCGAAGGCCGGACGTACCACCTCATCCTCATAGATGAGGCCCAGGGGGCCGACGAGCGGATGGTCAACAAGTCCATCGCCCCCATGGGGGCCAGCACAAACGCCACCCTTGTCATGACCGGCACGCCTTCCTACGAAAAGGGCGTATTCTACGACACGATCCAACACAACAAGAGGATGGCGACCCGTCGCGGCCAGCGGCAGAATCATTTCGAGGCCGATTGGAAAGCGGCGGCGAAATCGAATCCCCTCTATGGCCGTGCCATCAAAAGGGAGATGCTCCGCCTGGGCGTGGACAGCGATGAATTCAAGTTGTCCTACCGACTCATTTGGCTGCTCGAAAAGGGTATGTTCACGACCACGGAGACGATCGATTCCCTCGGCGACAAATCAATGGAGGTCGTGAAGGTTTGGCATAAGACACCGGTCGTGGTAGGTATTGATCCGGCCAGAAAACAGGACTCCACTGTCGTCACCGTTGTATGGGTGGATTGGGATAGGCCGGACGAATTCGGCATGTACGAGCACCGGATCCTCAATTGGCTGGACCTTGAGGGAATGGATTGGGAGAGCCAGTACCACCGGATCGTCGATTTCCTCGCCAATTACAATATCCACGCGATCGGCGTTGATGTTGGTGGCGTTGGTGACGCGGTGGCTAGTCGTCTGAAGGTATTGATGCCTCGCGCCAATATCGTAGAGATGAGTTCCACCCAGGCCGAACAGTCTAAGCGCTGGCGGTATCTCAACCAGCTCTTGGAGCGCCGCCTTATCGGCTGGCCCGCCCATGCCAAGACCAGACGGCTCAGGACTTACAAGAAATTCCGGCAGCAGATGCTTGATCTCCAGGTTGATTTCAAGGGGCCGCATATGCTGGCGGCGGCACCTGATCAGTCCGGCGCGGCAGACGATTACTGCGATTCCTTGGCAATTGCCTGCTATTTGTCCGCCGAATCTGCGCTCCCTCAGGTAGAGGTGACCAGCAATCCTTTCTACGGACGCAGATAACAGAAAAGCCCCGCCTGCCGATTCCGGCAGGCGGGGCATTCCCCCCGATCCTATCCTCTAGCCCCCGTCTAGAGTTTCAGAATTCCGTCCCTACTGCTGCTGTGCCGTCTGCGAGGGCGTAGGCTTCGGCACGGCCTTGTAGGTGCAGTTGAGGACAGGCTTGTCAGCAGCACCAGCCCCGGCGACTACTGAGCAATCCGCCTTCCCGACGCCAGGAACTTGCAGGATAAACCCCTTCCAGTTCGGGCCGGGGTCGCCCTTGTCGCCCTTCGGCCCCTGCGGACCGACCAGCTTACCCACGGCCGCCGCACTCAGCAGAGTAACCTTCTCCTCCAAGTGCCGGTAGCAGCCCTGCCACTTGTTAGGAATACGCACCTTGCCGTTGCGCTTGTTAATGCACAGGGTGTAGGTGTCGTTCTTCCCCAGCTTGGGGGTGTGCTTGGCCGGGTGCGGCTTGGGCGTCGGCAGCGCCATGGCCGCCGATGGAGCGGCCACAAGGGCAGCCACCGCAGCCGCCGCCGCGAGCAGCCTACTGCTGCGGATCTTCATAGGGAGATCTCCTTGAGTTACTAGGGGGATCTGTGCGCCTGGCGTGGCGCACGGGAAGAGTCTTGCATAGAGCGGTCCACGGCAGCAACCGAAACCGGAAAGTCCGAAATAGGCGATTTGTCCGGTTCCCGGAAATTAACATTTTTCCGGCCGTCAAAAATAGCCTGAAGATAAAGACCCTATCGAAAGGCTAATTGATGGACCGGACGAACGTTTCTCCTCTTGCGCCGGATCCGCGCTATCCCGAGAAGGGGCGCGTTGTCTATGAACGCAAGATGACCGAGAATACCGCCCGGCGTGGTCCCCTCCGTTTTGAAGAGGGCATCGCGACTGACACCGACGTGCCGAATGACTTTACTCTCGGTGTAATGAATGGCTATACGCATGCACCGGGGCGGCCGAATCGTGTTGCACCTACGTGGGTGCAGCCGCCGGAGAAGACCCTGAAGGCGCGTGCACACGTCGGCTCTGCTGCGTGGCCGGAGGCTCCGACGTACCTCAATGAATTCGCGTGGGGCGGTTTCGGCAACCACGGCGAGGTAGAATTCGAGATGATCAAACGGGATGGCGGCCACTACATGCGCCGCAATCCTGCCCAGGTGCTTGAGTAAGGAATACCTATGGCATTAACCCCCGCAGAACTCGATGCTTGTTTCGAATACCCAGTGCCCCCGAATGAACATCTTCGGGAAGTCATTCGCCGCCAGTACCGGACCCTTGCGGGATGCATGAACGAACTCCTGCCCGATGGTCAGGACAAAACAGAGGCTCTCAGGCATCTTCAGAACTCCTTCTATATGGCAGCTAAGGCTGTCTCACACATCGAGTAATTACAACTTCTTTCCCCCTGTCAAATAGCCTGGATTGTGTGAACAATCCGGGCTATTTGACTGTCAGGGGGATCTGGAGTGACCGCCTTTAATTTCTACCCGCCTGGTCAACAGGCGAGCGGCCTCCACGTCACGATCTCTCCCCTTGGCCTGGTCGAACTCTCGGACCAGGAATGGGAGATACACGGCCCTAGACTCAACAGATATTCGCGCAATTGGGCTTTCTACCTAGGTTTTCACTGGGCAAGCCGCCGTGAATATGGGGAGCCTCAACTAACATTCAATTACGTCCGGGCAATGTCCCGGTTCCTGAATGACTTCACTTTCTCGCGCGGTGTCACGTTTACCTCTGCGAAAGAGTACGAGCACATCGTCCCCGCACTTTTGAATCGCGCGTGGGAGGTAGACAACGACAAACCCACCGTTCTCGCCGAAATCGCAGAACAGGGAAGCGTCTCTGGTGACGCCTTTGTGAAGGTCGCCTACGAGCCCGCGTGGAAGGATACCGCCGGAAACTGGCACCCCGGCAGAGTGCGGATCCTGCCCCTGAATGCCGCCCATTGCTTTCCCGAGTGGCATCCCCATGATCGTGAGCGGCTCGTACGGTTCCGTCTGCGGTACCGATTCTGGAGTACCCTGCCGGACGGGACCAAAAAAGTGTTCACTTATCAGGAGATCATCACAGATGAGCTGGTTCAGGAGTTTATCGATGACCAGCTCATCGATGAGCGGAGAAACCCGCTCGGCCAGATCCCCATCGTACACATTCCGAATGTCGCGGTATCCGGCTCCCCATGGGGCCTGAGTGACATTGAGGATATCATCCCGCTCAATCAGCAGTACAACGAAACCGGCGTCCAAGTCGCTGACATTGTCAATTACCACGCCTCACCCATTACTGTCATCACTGGTGCCCGGATTTCCAATCTGGAGAAAGGCGCAAGGCAGGTGTGGGGCGGCCTTCCTGCCGACGCCAAAGTCTACAACCTTGAAAACGGCGTCGATTTGAGCGGACCGCTTGCGTTCATGGAGCTTCTGAAACGCTCCATGCACGAAATGATGGGCATCCCTGAGACGGCTCTAGGTCAGTCTCAGCCGATTTCTAACACCTCTGGCGTTGCGTTGGCGTTGCAGATGTTCCCGATGATGCAGAGGTACAACGCCAAAAAGCGCCAGTACACCCTTGGACTTCGCAAGATCAATGAACTGGTCTTGCGCACACTCTTCCTTTTTGAGCCGGAAACTCTCCGGTATGACCCGGATACGGACGGAATCATTCAGGAAGGGCAGCCAGAGGTCATCGATCCCAGTGACCCTCTGGTTTATCGCACGGCCTGCGAATGGCCACCGCCATTGCCGGTCGATAATCTCATCAAGCTCAATGAGATTCAGCTCAAGATGGGCCTTGGTCTGGAAAGCAAGCGCGGTGCGCTTAAGGACCTAGGTACCGAATTCCCGGACGAGAAGCTTCAGGAGCTTTTCGAGGAGCAAGTTCGGGATGCTAAGGAGCAGGGCGCACTCGATCTTATTAATACGAAAATCGCCTCTGCTATTCTGCAAATGACGGGGATGACTCCCAATGGGGAGAATTCCCCGGCCCCGCTCACTGGGAGCACTGATTCGGACTCGGCGGGTACAACGCCGCCTGCGGCTGTCGGGCCTTCGGCAATCGCTCGCGGCGCTGAAGAACAACTAATGACCGAACTCGTGACACAGGCGTACGGAGTGAAAAGCCCCAAGCGCCGAGATCCGGAGAATCAATTCTAGAAGGAATTGAGGTAAGTGCCCGAGCTTATCAGTGAGCCGGAGACGCAGCAGACGACCCTTACCGCGACTTCTAACCCGGAGCAGCCTACCGATATCGATCCTGCTGCCCCTAGGTACACCGCTGCCGATCTCGCGCGTGCGCGTCAGCAGGAGAAAGACAAGCTCTACCCGAGGCTTGAAGAGGCTGAGAAGCGCGCAGCAGCTATTCAGACTCAGCTTGAGGAGCTGCTAGAGGAGCGGCGGAAGGCTAAGGAGGCCGAAGAGGCTGAGCGGAAGCGCAGGGAAGCCGAGGAGAAAAAGCGGCGTGAGGAGGAGATGTCCGTACGGGATCTCCTACTCGAAAAGGAGAAGGAATGGGAGCAGCGTTTCCGCCAGATTGAAGAGGAAAGGGCTCGTGAGCGCGCACTCCTGGAAAAGGAGCGCGAAATGGCGCAGCTCCAGTCCTATATCCAGATGCGGATCAATCAGGAGCGCGACAATATCGCCCCTGAGCTGATCGATCTGGTGTCCGGCAACACCCCCGAAGAGGTCGAAGCCTCCATCGAAATGCTGAAGGCGAAGACCGAGGCCATCCTTGCTGGTGTTGCTCAGGCGCAGGCCGCTAATGCGGCCAGCTCTCGCGGTGTAACCACTGCTGGATACGCCGCTACGGATGGCCCTCTGGACAACAATTTGGGCACTAAGACGTACTCCGCTGACGAGCTAAAGAACATGCCGATCTCCGAGTGGGCGAAAATTCGGGACAAGTTCGTGGGACCGGCTTCTAGTAACCGAGGGATTTTTGGCTGATAGGAAGTACGTAAGTGCCTAGCGCAATTACTGGTACCCCGAATCTGTCGGTTAATCCGACTGCCTATCCGGGGGCTAACTCCCAGCTTTCACCGGTCATCCAGACCATTTGGTCGAAGGAAATCCTCAGCGCCTAAAGGGGACCCTGGCAGGTGACTGCCAGGTAAACACCTCCCTGTAACGGGGAACCCCTCCAACTTATTCGGGGAATCCCGTCGGAACCCACACCTGGGACCCGCTAGAGACTACACGGGAGGCATCTCCGATAGGCCCGGCTTTTAGGTGGTCAGTAAGCCGGGACTGGAGATGAAGATATAGTCCGACCTTGCGGGATGGTAAACCGCAAGAGCCAGGCAGAAATGACCTGGCCACCGCTTCGGCGGGGGTAACAGAGATGCTTCCAGGCGATGCCGGTACTCAAGTTCGAGCAGTTCGCGGTCTAATTCTTGGCCGCCTCGTACGGTGACGTGCGAGTGAAAACCGCGCTGTATCGGTGAACCCCTCCAAACACCGGGGAATACCGAGGGAACCCGTGCCGGGGACTCCGTAGAGACTACACGCGCGGCGACTCCGATAGGACCGTCAGGTCGGTACAACTTGGCGGAACTGGAGCCGAAGATATAGTCCGACCTTGCGGGATGGTAAACCGCAAGAGCCAGGCAGAAATGACCTGGCCACCGCTTCGGCGGGGGTAACAGAGATGCAAGAAGACGGAACTCGGCGTACAGCCCGGATTGACCATCAATTTCACCAGGTACAACAACCTCGGCAAGGCGAGTCAGCTCGTTGAAGGTGTGCGGATGCAGACCGCTGCGCTGACCGCCACGCAATTCTCTATTACCGTTTCCGAGCACGGCTACGCCATTGCTGTCACTGAGCTTCTGCTGAATGCCTCTTTCGACGACGTAATGGCGACGGCGTCCCGGCTTCTGGGGCGCAACATGGCGACCTACCTGGATGATTCCGCGAAGTTCACCCTGCTTCAGGCGTCGTCCACGATTTACGGCTACGACAAGATTCTCTCGACGGACCCGCGTACTCGGATGTCGCCTTTCGACCTGGGTACGCCTCCGAGCGCCGTCCAGGTGCCGGACGAGGATCCGGGTGTCACTTCGTACCGGATGGGCCTCACCGGCGAATACCACCTGACCGTCTCCGCCATTAAGGACGCGGTCGAGACCCTCGCCACCAAGAATACTCCGAGACTCGGCGACTCATACGTCTGCTTCGTACATCCGCACCAATCCAGGCGACTCCGGGATGACCCCAATTGGATCAATATGACGCAGTATGCGCAGCCGGGCGCATTTTCAATTGGGGAAATCGGCCGAATCGACGACGTGGTGTTTATCGAGACCACACAGGTAAACACCCTCACTAAGGAGACCAAGGCCAATCTTGGTGGCCAGTGGGAGGACCTGGTCCTCGGTAAGGCAATTGACGTTCCGGACGGCCAGACGGTTTATCAGGCTATCGTAATCGGTGATAATGCCTTTGGCCACGCCATTTCGCTTCCTGTCGAACTCCGGGATGGCGGAATCCAGGATTTCGGAAGGGAACACCTCTTGGCGTGGTACGCTATTTGGGGGCTCGGCTTGATTACCGATCAGTCCGTCGTGATTATCGAGACGAACTGAGGATCATTCCCCAAATAGCAATCCTAAGCTAAGGCATAAAAAGCCCCGCCCGTCTGGGCGGGGCTTTCCAAGGGGGGACAGGCACTACAAGAAGGCCCCCACCCCGCATACCAGGGTGAGGGCCTTTTCATCTGTTCCTAGTCTACGCGCACGCCTCCCTCATTTGCCGTCGTCTCGTGCATGCTGCGCTGTGTACTTGACAAGCAGAGCATGTACCGCATCTCGTGATTCAGGGTCCATCAGGTGGAGTTGCGCGGAGACCGCGCTTATCCTGTCCGACAAAGACCCTGGACCATTCGCTAGAATTTGCCTGGCCTCAGTTATCCAGTCGTGTCCCATTCGCTACTCCTGATCTTGATGCCGATGGGGCTTCCCCCACAGCACCTCGTATATCCAGGCTAGGACAGCGGTATC